CCCGGCCACGCCCTTCGAGCAGCCTGCTGCCGTGGCTACCCCCGCTCCGTCTGCCCCGGCGCAGGCGAAGACCACTGCGGCCTCACCGGCGTCCCCCAGTGCCCAGACTGACGCTCAGGCCGCTGCGAAGGCCGAGAAGAAGCGCAAGGCTGCCGCCGCTGCCGCCGAAGCCGCACGCCTGGCTGCGCTCGCCGCCGCTGAGGCCGACGAGGAAGACGAGGACGACCAGCCGTCCATGGTTACCCCCGTGGGTAACGAAGGCACCGTGCCGTCGTCCTTCGACGACATGCTCGACAAGATCCTCTGAGACGCGGACCGAGGGGGCGGGCAACACCTGCCCCCTCTCTATTTTCTGGAACGGAGAACGCCGTGGTCGAGCACGCGCGCCAATTTCTGAGCAGGGTGATCCCGCAGCCGTCCCCGGATGGGTCGGCCTATCTGAACATCCACTGGTCCGGCCTGACCGATGAGGGCCGTCGATTCTGGGATGGTCGAGCCTGCGCCTCCGTGGACGAGGCGATCAAGACCATCAACTGGGTCAACAAGATGGGCGACAAGGACATCTATGTCTGCATGTCGCTCCAGTCCAAGATGGAGGAGAAGACCTCCGGCAAGGGCAACAAGTACAAGAAGGCGCTGCGCCTCGCTGACGATGCCGTCAGCCTTCGCTCGTTCTTCATCGACGTCGACGTCAAGGAGGAAGCCTACCCCGACACGCGCACGGCGCTGGCGGCGTTCAAGGATTTCATCGACGCGGTGGGACTACCGATCCCGACCGCCGTGGTGGCGTCAGGCTCCGGCGGCTTCCACGCCCACTGGGTGGTGGAGCGCGACCTCGCACCCGCTGAATGGCAGGTGGTCGCCTTCGCCCTTGCCGAGGCCACCAAGCAGCAAGGGCTGATCACCGACAGCCAGTGCACCATCGACAGCGCCCGCATCCTGCGCGTCCCCAACACCTTCAACCGCAAGAGCGGGGAGCCCAAGCCCGTCACCCTGATGAGCCTTGGTGCCGAGACGACCTATGACACCATGGCATCGGTGCTCGAGCCCTACCGTCAGGCGATTACCCCGAGGGTAACCACCAAGATCGAAGCCAACGACGATCTCGGGGCCAACCTGACCAGCGCGCCGCACCAGGAACTCCAGATCACCGAGATCGCCAAGCAGTGCGGCTTCATCGCCCGCACCATCGGCACCGGTGGCAAGGACAACCCGCAGCCGCTCTGGTTCATGACCGCCTCCATCGCGACCTTCGTCGAGGACGGGCGCGATGCGTTCCACCTGATGTCGAACCAACACCCGGGCTATCGGCCGAAGGACACGGACGAGCTCTACGACCGCGTCGTCGCCAACCAGAAGAAGCGCGACCTGGGCTGGCCGAAGTGCCAGAAGATCGCAGCCTACGGCGCGAAGGAGTGTCAGGGCTGCCCCCTGCTGGCGCAGAACAAGTCGCCGCTGAACTTCGCCCTGCCTGCCGCCAACGACCAGCCCGACAACACGCTGCCGGAGAAGTACGCCCGCAGCGCCGAGGGGCTGATCCTCTATCGGCACGTCGATGACGATGGCGTCGTGACGACCATCCCCATCTGCCACTACCCCATCCTGAACGGCTGGCTCTCCAACAACCCGTGGACCTTCCATTTCACCACGCGGGGCGAGACCGGGCGCAAGCACACGGTGGAGGTACCTGCCGAGGTAATCTTCGCCAAGGACGGGTTCAACAAGTACCTCGGTGCGAAAGGCTTCTTCCTCACAGACAAGCAGTACAAGATCCTCAAGGAGTTCTTCGTGAGCTGGCTTCAGAAACTTCAGACCCAGAAGGACAGCGTGATCTCTGCCGCACCCTTCGGATGGTCGGTGGTCGACGGGAAGATCGAGGGCTTCGCCTTCGGTTCCCGCGTCTGGATGAAGGATGGTGACCGCCCTGCGGCCAACCCCAATCCGGTCCTCCAGTACCAATACACCCCGAAGGGCGACATCGCCCCGTGGCGTGAGCTCGCCCGCATCGTCTACGAGCAGAACCGCCCCTCGCTGAACGCGATCCTCGCCGTGGCCTTCGCTGGTCCGCTGGTGAAGTTCACCGGGTTCCCCGGTCTGATCATGAACGCCTACAGCCAAGAGTCTGGCATCGGCAAGACGACCGCCATGAAGTGCTCGCAGGCGGTCTGGGGCCACCCCGTGCTGGCGATGCAGGCGCTCAACGACACCACCAACTCGGTGCTCGGCAAGATGGGCCAGATCAGGTCGCTGCCGGTCTACTGGGACGAATTGAAGTCCGAGCAGCAGGTGAAGCGGTTCTGTTCCATCGTGTTCGACCTGACCGGCGGGCGCGAGAAGACGCGGATGAACGCCGACGCCACGCTCAAGATGAGCGGCACCTGGCAGACCATGCTGGTGTCGGCGTCCAACGACTCCATCATCGACGGCATGGCGCGCGAGGTGGGCTCCACCACGGCTGGCCTGCACCGCCTGTTCGAGTACGTCGTGCCGAAACCTGAGCAGGTAACTCACGACGTCGGGGCCGTGCAGCGCCTCGCCGGCAAGCTCGAGGACAACTACGGCCACGCTGGCATGATGTACGCCAAGTTCCTCGGCCTGAATTGGAAGCGCATCGAGCAGGAGGTCGCCTCGGTTCAGGACGACATCTGTCGCGAGATCGGCGTCAAGCAGGAGGAGCGGATGTGGGCAGCCACGATCACCGTCATCCTCAAGGGCGCGGACTATGCCAACGAGCTCGGCCTGACCAACATCGACGTGCCCGCGCTCAAGGACTTCCTCTTGGACGTTCTCTCGAAGATGCGCGGCGAGGTCGAGGCATCCCCGACGTCGATGAACAACGACATGTCCGTGTCGTCCATCCTCGCCGAGTTCCTGAACAACACCCGGTCGCGCAACACCCTGATCACCAACCGTATCTGGGTGTCGAAGGGCAAGCCGACCAAGGGGGCCATCCAGGTTCTCGTGGACGCCAGCAAGCTGGGCGAGATCGCTGTCCAGATCGGGCGCGAGGACAAGCTGATCCGCATCTCGTCCACCTTCCTGACGCGCTGGATGGGCGAGCGGGGCTACAGCCGCCACACCTTCATCAAGAAGCTGGAAGCTGAGTTCGGGCTCCAGAAGGTGAACGGCAAGCTGGGCGGCGGCACCGACATGGCCTGCGCCATGGAGCATCTGGTGGAGCTGGACATGAACCACCCGAAGCTGTCGGCGTTCCTCGAATGAGCTACCAGAAGCGCCTGCGGCCTTTCCTGGAATATCTCGAGTCCCTCGGGCTCGAGATACTGGAGATCACCACCAGCGGTTCATCGCATTACAAGATCACGGTTACCCTCGGGGGTAACCGCCGCTTCTTCATGGCTCCCTATTCTCCGTCGGACCGTCGCGCCTTCGAGAACTGGAAGTCGAACATTCGCAAATGGGTCAAGGAGGTCGAACATGATGCCCAAGCGAACCGTACTGGTTCCAAACCGCAACTACACAAGCTCGGCGGACGGTCATCTACCTCGCTCGGCCGTGAGCGTGGCGGCGGCGCCATGGGAGCTCGAGGCTGAGCTGAACCGGCTGGGCGTGGTGGAGCACAAGCCCGCCATCTTGCGCCAGCCGCGCCCCGGCAAACTCGCGCCGGACCCCAAGCCCGCTGGCAAGTTTTACCGCAACGGCGAAGAGCCCGAGTTCTGAGGAGAGAACATGGAATACTGGACTATTATGTGGATCACCATGCTGGGCGGCCCCTACGATGGGCAGGGCTCGTTCGTCGTCTACCCCTCGCTGGAGACGTGCGAGGCTGCGCTGGTGACCGTCAGCGACACGCTGCCCTACGATCACAACCTGCTGTGCGAGGAGACGGTAACGCTGTCGGCGTCGATCCGCCCGAAGCGCCGTCCGGAGAACCTCTGAGGCAACCGATGTCGAATGGGAGCGAGCTCAAGAGTCTCGGCGCGCAGGCATTGCGACTGGCGGGGTTCAAGCCCTGCCCTCGCTGGTGGCTCACAGAGGAACAGCTCGAACTGGTGGAGTACATGGCCAAGCAGAACGAGCTCGAAGTGAACTCCATCCGGCGCTGGGCCTATCGTCAGCAAGAGGAGGACAGCAAGGATGTCTGAGAAGAAGGACCGGCCAGCGGGGACGAGCATTACCCACTGCGGTAAGGGCCACCGGATGGAGGTGGTGGAGACGAGGAGCGCCAAGCTCGGCTGGCTGCACACCATCTGGCGGCGCAAGCAGTGCAAGGTCTGCGGCGTCCAGATCAGGACGGCGGAGATCGAGTACGACCTCGCCAAGGAGGTGCTCGCCGATGACTGAGCTGATGCAGGTCATGATCAGGGGCAAGCTCTACAAGAGCGTCAAGACCGCAGCCAGAGCGATCAAGGTGAAGCCCTGCACCATCTACTCGGCCCTGCACCGGGGCACGCTCGACACGGTCGGGCTCGGCACAGGCAAGGGGCGTCCGGTTACCCGGGGCGGTAAGCCCAAGCCTTTCACCATCGGACCCTTGAAGTTCGACAACCTGCGAGCCGCGTCGGTCGCGCTGGGCTACGAGAAGAACACGCTCTCCTCGATCCTGCGTCGGCGCGGCGAGAAGGCGCAGGGTGAGCTGCTGCGCCGTGCCATGGCTCTTGCCGCCGAGCGCGAGAACGCCGCCATGCGCGCCCGCATGGACGTCGTCGCGAAGTAACCCTCCGGGGTTACTTCTTCGCCCAGGCCCGGTTCACGGACTTGGGCACAGCCCGAAGGTTCGAGCGTGCATTGGTGCCGCCAGACCGAAGGGGCTTCTTGTGGTCGACGTCCTTGCCGTCGCCCTTCTTCACCACCCCTTCCTTCATGAGTTCGCGGCGGGCGGCGTTGTTCATCGCCCGCTTCTTCACGTTCTCAGGACGGGCATTGTAGCCATCCACCTGACGCCGAATCTGGGTCGGCGTGCGGTGAGACTTCGGGTCTCGCTTCTCGCCCTTCTCAGCCATCTTTCTTCTTCCTCTTCGGCGTCGGATTGTTCTCAGCCACCATTTTACACCATTTGATGTAATCGGACAGTGGAAGGTGACCCCTCCACATGTTCACAGCCGCGCAGACGATCTGGATATTTCCCCGGACGTAGCCCTTCGCAGGCACGATCCGATCTATACTGGCGTTCGTCCACTGCTTCTTGCCGTAGATCAGCTTGCAAGTCAGCTCCTCGCCAGTCAGCGCGCACTTCCCCCCTTGCTGCTCATGCAGCTCCATCAGGTACTCGACCGTCAGCGTCTCGCTGCGGCCGCGCTTGTTCACCAGTCTGCGGTAGTATCGCTCCCAGTTCCCCGAGAGGGTCTCGTATGCTTTCGCGGTCGAGACGTTACCTGAGAGGTAACGCCATCGTTTCCGGCATTTCTCCGAGCAGCACTGGGTGGTCATCCTGGACGGCACGAACTTCGTCCCGCACACCACGCAGTACCGCTCGGCTGGTCCTGGCGCCTTCAATTCCCTGCCTCACCGTTGCCCTCAATTGAAACGTGCCCGGTCGTTGGCCTTGTAGCGGCGCAGCGCGTCGATGCTGATCTTGCGCTGGCCCTTCGGCAGGGCTTCGTTGTAGCGACGGATGGCGGCGGCAGCCTTGGCGACTTCCGCAGGCGTGTCCGCGTTCATCCAAGCGTTCTCGAGACCTTCGCGGTCAGCCTGGCGGTCCTTGCTGTCCCTGATCTTCGAGCCGAGCTTGTCGCTGATCTCGGCCTGACGCAGCGACCGGAAGCCGATGACCTGACGCACGGCATCGCCCGCCGTCATCTCGCCCTCGGACACGCCGCGCACGGTCTTGGTGGCATCCACCACCTGCTTGACCGGGATCATGAAGCCGAGCGCCTTGAGCACCTCGCCCTCCTGCCAAGCCTCGCGGGCGCGCAGCATGTCCACCGCCATGCCGCCCGGAGCGCCAAGGACCGTCGTGCCGATGAACGAGGTGAAGCCCTCGGGGTCGAGCGCCTTCGGGGCAAAGCCGGTGACAAGATCCTGCCAGCCCATGCGCGACTGGAGGTCGACGTCCAGCACCTTCGACAGCGTGCCCTTGTTGATGGCCTGCTCGATGTCCTCACCGACGACACCGCGCACTCCTTCACGCCACCGCTCCTGCCACTCCTCCCACTCGTCTCCACCGAACGCCATGCCCGCCAGCGAGACGAGCTTGAGGGCCTCGATGCCCGGCAGCCCGAGCATCCCGCCGATGGCGAAGTTGATACCCATGAGGTTACCGAACTGCTTGGCGGCGACCGCCTTCTCCTTGGGCGTGGCACCGCTGAACGCGCGGCGCAGGATGTCCCCGAGGAGCTGGTACTGGAGCTGGGCGTACTTCTTGAACACGAGCGCGAAGCGCAGGATGCCCGCGCGCTGCATCCAGACCGGCGAGTTGGCGAGGTCGTAGCGGCCCTGCGTCTGACGGGTGACGTCCTGCGCGTAGGCGATGGCGTCCTTGTGGGTCATGCCATCCTTGCGCGCGAGGTCGTAGGCCGCGACAGCCGTGACCGTGCGGTTGATCGCTTCCATCGTGCTGGGCATCTGCCGCACGATGCGGTCCACCTTGGCGACGCCCTTGGTGAACTTGCCTGCGCCCGACGACAGCACGGTGGCGCTTTCGATCCCGACATCAGGAGCGACGTCGCCGGTGTCGACCAGCGCATCCATCAGGTCGCTGTACTTCTGCCCGAGGTTCTTGCGGATGTTCGCGATGATGTCCTGGGTGTCGAGCTCGTTGTTACCCACCTGGGTAACCGCCGTCGCCGTGTTGCGGATGCCCCGGGCGAGCGTGCCACCGGTGCCGATCTTCGAGTAGGCAGCCGTGATCGCGGCGACAGACGCGCCGTTGCCGTGCCGCCCGCCGAGGATCGACAGCGAGTTGGTGATGACCTGGGTGCCGTTGATCATCCAGTTCGCAGCCGAGGCCAGCTTGTCCCAGCCGTTGATCATCACGAGGTTGTCAGCCAGTTGGCTGGTGTGATGGTGCTGGCCGACTTCCTGCTCGCGGTTGCGGAGCTCGTTGACGACCTGGCTGAGCACGCCGTCGCGCCCGCCGCGTTCCCGCTCGATCTCGAGGATGCGGTCGAACGCCTCGTGGCGAGCCGGGCCGGTCTGCACGGCAGCGATGTAGTTGCCGACCTGACGACCGTAATGGGCAGCCGCGCGGCCGACTTCTTCCGAATAGCCCGCCACGTTCTTGCGCTTGAGGAGCCGCTTCTCGTAGCGATTGCCCGGGAGCTGCTGGGCGATGATCTCCTGAAGGAGCGCCTGTGCCTGCGCGCGGCGGGTCTTGGTGCCATCGTCTTCGGCGTTGCGGGCGTCGAAGGAACGCATCAGCGCCTCCGCCACCGAACCCTTGATCACGGTGCCGAGGTCTTGGGTGTTGTGGCGGGACATCACCACGGAGGCGTCGGTCAGGGTGCCGTTGATGACATCCTGCGCCGCGTCACGCGCGAAGGTCTTCGCGTCGGCTTCCGTCTCGAAGAAGTGCACCCCCTTGTTCTGGAGGTTCACCTCGATGACGTAATCGTAGTCGCGGTCGGACCGCTGGCCCGACTTGGTGACGAGCTCGCCGGTGGTGCGGTCCTTGTACTTGATCCGGTAGGACGCCAGCGGGAGTTCGTGCTTCGACACCCACTCGGACACGGTGCGGTCGAGCGCGGTGCGGGCACCACGGACATCGGGGTCCACGGCAAAGCGCACGGTGCCGCCCGTTACCTCGGTGGTAACCGGAACCGTCGGGACCGTCTTCCCCGGCCCCTTGCCCTTCTTGCCGACTTTCAGGCTGACGGTCTTGATGCCCGGATCGTCGACAGCGATCTCGGTGGTGACCACGAAGTCGCCGAAGCGCACGCTCGGGAAGTAGAGCCCCTTGCGCAGCCGCAGTTCGCGGGCGTTCACGAGGGTCTGGAACACCATGTCATCGCCGATGGCGGTCTTGTCGTCCTCGGTCAGCTTGCCTTCGACGGCCGCTTCCATGAGGCGCATGACCTCGCTGTTCGACAGCTTCTTGTCGAGCAGGGTGAGCGTGTTGTAGACGACGCCGCGCACCGCGTCGTTGTGCGACTGGCGGTAGTTCTCCGACATCTTCTCCAGCAGCGCCTTGGCCTCGGGGCTCAGGGCAGCGTGCTGCTTCTGGAGCTCCGGCAACCGCGCCTTGGCCTGGAGGTTCGCCTTGGCGTTCCCGTCGAGGTGCTTATTGTCGGCGGCGGGACCGAGGTTCACGTCGAATGGTGCGATCTCGGTGATGAGATCGGACAGCTTCTTGGCCTCTTCGGGGTTCGCCTTGCGGAAGTCCTCGAACTCGGCGAAGTCCACGTTGTGGCGATCTTCGACCTGCCGGCGCACGGGCTCATAGCTGAACACGGCGTTCAGGTAGTCCACCAGCGCGTTGCCCTGCTTGTCCTTGAAGCGGCTGCTATAGGTGCGGACGATGTCGTCCAGCGTGCGCAGCTTCAGGAGGAACGCCCGCCAGCCGGTGGCGTCCTTACCTGCGGGGTTATCGGCTTCCTTGGTCGCGTTGTCGATCTTGGGCGAGCCGGTGTTGCCGCCAGCCGACGGGGTCTGCCCGGTCATCGCACGCGCGATCTTCGCAGCGATGGCGTCGAGGTCCGCGTCGGTGGCCGTGCCGCCGAAGTCGTTGGCGATGACTTCCGCCACGCTCTTGGCCTGCGTCGGGCTCAGCCCGCGCGAGCGCAGCTTGCCCTCGATGGAGTCGGGGCTGGGGTCGCGGTCAAGACGGCGCTGTGACTGAAAAATTCCAGACGCCTTGCCGTAGGCGGCACGGTCTGCCGGTGCCCGCTCCAGCATGAGCGCGCTGATGTCCATTGCAGCGTCGAACACGTTGCTCGGGCCGCCGGTCAATCCAGCCTTCCGCAGCAGCGCGCCGAGATTGAGGATGTCCGCCAGCGTTGCCTTGATGGCATCAAGTACGGTCTTGATCTTGCTGTTACCCGGTGAGGTAAGTTTCAGGCTTGCCGACTGCCAGGCGTTGAGCTTGGCACTGCGCACCAGCTCGACGATCTCCGGATTACCGAAAATCTCCGAGATGAACTCGTGAGCGTCCTTGTCCCAGTAGCGGCTACCGGTCCAGCCAGTAGCCTCGGCGTCCTTCCTGGTGATCGCCCGCAACCTGTTGATGTACGCTTCGACCTGTGGGTCGCCGTCGATGGTACGAGTGAACGCAGCATGGGCTGCCTCGTGCACCAGCGTCTCGATATGCGTGCGGGGAAAATCGAGGTCTTCGTACCGCAGTACGATGGTGTCATAGGCACGCTTGTAATACCCGTCCGTCGACGACGGCAGCAGCAAGTCGAATACCGCGTTCTCAACATAAAGGACGCGGACTTGACCAACCACCTTAGCCAGCGTGTCGCCGAGCGCCTTGTTGATCTTCAATAGCACGTCGGCGTTCACTTCCGGCAACACTGTCGCCAGGAAACTCTCGATGTAGCCCTGGTCAGCGCCGATGTCGTCAAGGGCTTCTTGCAGCGTCGTCTCGCCGCGTGCGAGGTACGACTCGAGCGGCGTGTCTTCATCGAGTCCGAAGTAATCGCGGAGCTCCTGCTCGATACGCTTGCGCTCAGCGAGCGGCGTGACGTCTTGGTCCAACAGCGGGCGAGTACCGGCTTCGGTTTCGGTCGTCAGCTTCGCAATCACGTCGCCGGGCAGGCCGTCGTAAAGCGGATCTTTCAGGATGTCCGAGAGGGTGCGGCCCAGCTCCTCGTCGGCGTCGGCGTCGGTATCGACATCGTCGCGCCGCTTGATGGCGTCTTCCCGCAGAGACAGCTTCCCGGTACTAGCCGGACGCTTACCTACGGGGGTAACCGGCTTGTTCAGGACGCGCTTCTTCTTGGTCTCCACAGCAGCGGTGCGCTCCGCGAACCCGCGCACGGCAGGAGTGCCGTCATCATCGACAGCCTGCACGACTGGCGCGCGGACAGCCTCGGGAATCTCCGGAACGTCGGGCTCGGTGTCGTCGATCTCAGACTCGTCGAGCTCGATCTCCACGCCGCTTGCCGGGGGCGCGTCATCCTGGCGCGTGCCCATCAGGACTTCTTCGCCGGTCAGGGCGTTGGGGTCGACAGCCTGCTCGGCAACGTCGGTGTCGCCGCCCGTGTCGCGGCGCATGGCGTCATCACCAAACCGACGGCGGCTCTCGCGCATCGCCCGGCCGTCGCCCATGCGCATGGCTTGCTCGTCTACCATGAAGGCGTTGGCCTGCTCCATGTAGTCGGCCAGCGCATCCTTCTCGAGACGGTTCAGGATGGTCCGATTGTTCGCCAGCCAGACGACGGCGTTGGGCGTCGTGTTGGTGGTGCGCTCGGGGATCTTGTACTTATCCCGAGCCTTGTCCGGCAATGCAGCGAAGTTCTCGATGCCGCCGACAAGCTCCGCAAAGCGAGCCTCTGCCTCTGCGATGGTGGCACGCAGGCGCTCCCGCAGGGCAGCCCTTACGCGCTTGTTGGTTTCAGCGATCTGGGTGTTCGCACGCTCCCACTGCTGCTGCATCCGGCGCTGCTGCGCACGCTCTTCCTTCGTGGCGTTGCCGTTCAGGTCGTCCAGCGGCTCGAGAGCGGGTAGGAACAGCTCATCCTGTGCCTTGGGCGCATACTTCTCGAACAGGTCGGCCGCCACACGGGCTTGCGCCTTGATCGCTTCCAGCTCGGCCTTGCCCTGCTTGTTTTCACCGAAAGCCTTCGCGCGAGCGACGGCTTCTTCCTCGGCGTTCATGCCCTCGGCTTTGATCCGGGCTTCGACCTGGGTATAGGTTTCGGTCGCCTTCTCCTTGCGATCCGCGCCAGCCTCTTCGCTCAGGATAGATTTGGCGCGGTCGGCAACGTCATCGTTGAAGTAGGCCGTCTGGCGCTTGATGCGCTCTTCCTCAGTCTCACCCTCGAACTCGGCGCCGATCTCGCGTTCCTTGTCGCGACGGGCACGAGCCTCGGCCTGCGCCTTCTTGATGACAGCGGTCTGCTTGCCGCCCGGCATGGCGAGGACGTCCTCGACCCGCAGGCCGATGTCTTCGATCTCGGAGCTCAGCTCGCGGATCGTCTCGGCACGCTCGCGCTTTGCCTTGTCGCGGGCGCTCTCGACTTTGGGTTTTGGAGCAGGCTTCGGCTTCGGAAGGGGCTTCGGCTGCACGGCCCGGGGGGCCGGGGCAGGCTGAACCATGGGTGCAGGAGCGGGCGACGGTGTGGCACGACTGGCCTTTGCGGTGACCGCAGCCTTTAGCGCATCAATCGTTGCCACGGGGTCGACCCGCAAAGCCTCGTTGATAGGCGTGATTTCCGAAGTGCCGAGCCGCTGACCAATATCAGACGCGGCAAATTGCTCCGGCGTCAGCTTGCCACGCTTTGCCTGGTCGGCGAGGAAGTCGAGAACAAACATGGCGTCGTCGGTAGACAGCGCGCCTTCGGGGCGGTCGATGGTATTTTCAGTTGTCTGAAACACGACGGCCGCCAAAGTCGAGTTATCCAGAAGCGGTTTGTTAGTAGCTTCGGGTGCGGGCGCAGCGGGCTGCTCACGAGCAGCCAGTCGGTCAGCAATGACGCTGTCGGGCGACACGACACTCACCGTGCTGCCCGGCGACTTCTCAGCTTCAAACGTGGCGAGTTGGTCGGGAGCGGTCTCGACCGTGCCAGCGGCGCTCTTGAGCTCGGTGCCGTCGGGGGCTTCCTCTTTGATGCCGACCGGCGCGTTGCCCCGTGCGGCGCTCTCGGCGACGTCAGCCTTGGTGAAGTCACCCAGCCCGAGAAACTGGCCCAGCCGCCCGGTCTTGTAGAGCGTTTGCACGCCTTTCTTGCCAAGGCCGCCGGTCTTGGTCGTATTCCAGAACAGCACGCCCTCGGGGAACACCTCGCTGCGGATGCCGTTACCGCTCGGGGTAACAACGCCGCCCGCTGCGATGGTTTCATCGGGAATCCACACGGCCTTGCGCGGGTTCTTGCGATCAGCCAGCGCAGCCGCCTGAGCCTCGAGCGTCTCGGGCGCTTCCGGCACGGTGGGCAGCGTGTCGCCTTCGCTCTCGGCGGTGGGTTCTGCTTCGACAGAAGCAGCCGGTGCGGGAGTAGGAGTAGCGTCAAGGTTCAGCGTTCGCTTACCAACAGCGTTCGGAGGCGACACCAAGCCCTCGGACTCAAGGACTGCCATGATGTCCTGTGCTTCGGCCATGGAGATGCCGAGGCGCCGAGCGAACAGAGAGATAGACGCTTTGCTTTCTTCGCGAACAATACGCCGTGCCGCAGCAACCTGCTCCTCGGGAGCAGCGGGCGCAGGAGCAGCGGGCGCAGGAGCAGGAGCAGGAGCAGGAGCAGGAGCAGGAGCAGGAGCAGGAGCAGGAGCAGGAGCAGCAGGCGCAGGAGCAGGAGCAGCAGGCGCAGGAGCACCAAGGACCGAGCGCGTGGCGTCGAGCGCCACGGCGACCTCGTCAGGGACGGCAGGTGCAGCAGGTGCGGCAGGCGCAGCGGGCGTACCCCCAGCGAGCGCAGCCGTCTGATCCGGCGCGGTGTTGCCCGTCGATACGCCGCTGTCCTTCTTGGGGCGCGAGAATGTGTTGCTCACGCCTCCGATGGTGCCGCCAACGGCAGCGCCAGCGGTGAAGGACTTCGCCAGCCGGTCGGCCACTTCCTCTGCGGTGTACTCGCCGCCGCTGAGCGCGGTGACGCCCATGACGGTTGCTTCTTGAAGTGATTCGACGGTGCCTTCGACAATGGCCGTCTCGATGGTGCGCGCCAGCGTGAGCGGGACGCCCTTCTTGGCCAGAACACTGACCAGCTTGCCATCGAGCGCGTCAGCAGCAACGCGCCCGGGGCTGAGCGGCCCGAACATCTTGATCAGGCCGAACTGGTCGAGCGCAGCCATAAAGGTGCCAGCGCCGGTGGCAACCGCCACGCGCTGATCCAGCGTCAGGTCGGTGCGCGCCTTGAGCTCGTCGTTCGCCTCGGCCCCGAGCAGGACCGTGTTCACCAGCGGGGCAAACCCGCCGCTGGCCATCGCCGTACCCATTTGCGGCAGCGAGCTCGCAAGGTTCTCGGCGACGAACTGGGCGAACGAGCCGACGCCGTTGACGTCCTCATAGGACTTCGGCGTGAACCCCTCGGCAGCCAAGGTGGCAAGCACGCCACGGGCACTGGTGTAGGCTTCGCCCAGATCCTTGTTCAGGATCGCTTCGCGGCGCTGTTCGACCGTGACATCGGGACCGCCGACACGCTGGCGCGGAATGCCATCGCTCTCTTCGCCGACGCCGCGCGCCCAGTTGGCAGCCCGCCCGAGCATGTTGGGCGTGCCGTCATCGTTGCTCAGAAGGTTCTCGTCGACGAAGTCGCGCGCAGCATCGAGGCCACGACCGAGAGCACTCGTCTCGAGCGCAGCTCCTTGGTCGCGGGCCATCTCCTGCCCGCCCTTGATTGCGCGGGCATCGCCTTGCTCGAACGCCTTGCCGATCCGGCCCATGGTCGAGGTGTCAGCACGCTCCTGGACAACGGGAGCTGCATCCCACCAGTTTTGCTCGGCGCCTTCTTCCTTGTCGGCGGCGACGGGTGCGGCTTCCCACCAGTTTTCCATCAGGGCTTGGTCCTCAGAACACCGTTCGGGTCAACGAAGCGCGTGCCGCTCGGCAGCGCGTCGTACTCTTCTTTCGACTTCGGATAGGCGAGCTCGGGCTCGTTACCCGGTGCGGTAACCGCGCCTTCCTGCGAGGGCTCGTATCCCTCCGGCGCGGACGGCATGGCGGTGTTCTCGGCATCGTTGATCGCCTGACGCAGGGCTGCGGCAGCCTTGTCGCGACCAGCGCGCCCTTTGCCGCCGTACTCCTTGGCACCGAGGGTGAGGGCCTGCTTCTCGGCAGCCTGGAACGCCTGATGGGCCTGCACGGCAGCCTCGTAGGCGGCAAGGGCTTCTTCCGAGTCGGTATCGCCAGCGTCGGCGAAGGTCTGATACTGGTCGCGTGCGGCGGTGAACTGGTTGTAGGCTTCGACCGTCGTCGCCGTCGCCGAGTCGAAGTCGACCGCGCGATCCTGCTTCGGCTGGGCCTTCACGAACTGCGCCATCTGCTTGATGAACAGCGAGCCGTTCGACACGCCGGTCGCCAGCTCCCAGAACTGCTGGGTGTTCATCTGCCCCTGGTCGACGACCTTGCCCGCGTCCTTGACGGTGTAGATCAGCGAGTTGGCCTGCCCGGGCTGCACGCTGATCTCGTTGGCCGAGGGGAACTTGTTGCAGGCGTCGTTGAACAGCTTGCACGCATTCTGGACATCGCCCTGCTCCATCGCATTCAGCGCGAGATTCCCCAGCGTCTGGGACATCTGCTTCTGGGTGACGAGGATCTGCTTGGCGAAGCGCACAGCCTTCTCGGGCTGGCCGCGCTCCATGAAGTAGTTGTAGCCCTCCGCCAGCGTGGCGGCGCTCTTCATGTAGGCCGGAATCTGGTTGTTGGGGTCGATGGCCTTGACCGCCTGCTCGTACTCCTGGAACGACAGGCCACCTTCGTTGGCGGCGATGTCGAGGCCGGGGTCTGCACGCTCGTCGGCGATGGCTGCGGCGGGCTTGTCCTTCTCGATGATGAACGACCGCATGGCCTGCCCGGCAGCCTCGCTGGCCTTCGACTCGACGCCCTTGGCGGTCTCAGGCTTGACCTCGGTTACCTCCGGGGTAACCGGCGCGGGCGCGGGCGTGGTATCAGGCGCACCGGTGGTGTTACCCATCGGGTCGGTAAAGGCGGGCTCGTCAACCGGCAGGGCAGAGGCGAGTGCAGGACGCTTGCGCGCATCCTCGACCATGCCACCCTCGGCGTATTCCGGCGTCAGGAACTCGTCGGGGTTGACCTCAGTGTCGTCGCTGGGCAGCGCCTCGTAGACGGTATTCCAGTTTTTCTCGTCAAATTGCTTCTCAGCAAGAGCCAGCTTTTTCTCGTCGAGCGCCAGGCGACGTTCGCGGAGACCGTTGGACGCATCGCCGCCAGCGGCGGCTTTGGCAAACTTCTGGCGGTCGAGATCGAGCTCCTCGCGCTTCAAGTCGAGGAAGGCGTTGTTGTACTCGATGTCCGCATCGACACGCTTGGTGTCGAGCTCGCGAGATTTCTTCTTCTCCCCCATCTCGGTGACCATCTGGTACCCGGCGAGGAAGTCACGGACTTCGTTTGCAAAGCTCATGGATTACCCCGTCGGAAGGGCGCCTGCACTCCGGGGAGCGGGGCGAGATGCAAAGGTGGGATCGCCCGCTGGTGCGATGGCGTAGCTCGGCTTGGCCGGTGCCGTCTGCCGCGACTTGCGCGAGCCTTCGATGAGCTTCTGGAAGAACTCCTCGCCCTTCCACGACACGACGTCCTTCGGCATGACGAACTCGCCAGCGTTCAGCTTGGCGTCCACATCGTCGATGGCCGCGCCACGCGACGGCGAGGCTTCCATCGGGACGTTACCTCCGGAGGTAACCTCGGGGACCGCGCCGCCGTCCTCGAAGAACGCCGCAAAGCCGCCAGCCTGACCGATTGCGCCAAGGCCAGCGCCAAGCAGGCTGCCGATGCCCGACGACTGCTGCGCGTTGAACTGCGCGGCGGAGAGCTGGTTGTTGTAGCCCATGTTCATCAGGTTGCCCGCCTGACCGAGGCCGCTCATACCCATGCCGGTCCACTGCGTGCCGGTGCCCATGGTGCTCGCGCCCGAGGCGGTGCCAGCCAGCGCGGTGTTCGCGCCAGCCGCGCCCGACTGAAGCGCCGTGCCGTAGGTGCCTGCGATCTGGCCGGGGTAGCCGCGCCCGACGTTGATGGCTTCCGAGCGCATGGCCCGTCCCATCATCTCGGTCTGCGTGCGTGCCTGGTTGGAAGCGCCAGCCTGTGCGGCCGCCTGCGCCACGCGCGAACCCATGTCCAGCGCGGCGAAGCGGGTCGAGGTTGGGTCGACGCCGTAGGCTTCGAGGTTCTGCGCGGCAGCCCGGCGCTGCGCGTCGAAGTTCTCGGCCACCGTCGCGGAAGCGCGGCCAGCCTCGTAGTCCTGACGTTCAGGAGACGAGAATTTCTTGGCGTCGCGAATGAGCTCGTCTTCGAGAGGCTGGAAACGCTTCTCGTACCGTTCGCGGTCCGATAGTGCGGCCTCGTCGTTGAGCTGCTGCCGCTCCAGCGCGGCATTGACGACGCGCTCGACGATCTGGCTGTCGTTAGCATATTGCTCCTTGGCCCAGGCAAGCTGTTCCTTGCCGAGCTGGAAGCTGTATTCAGCGGCCTTTTCACTCGCGGCAACGAGGCCGGAGTAGTCTGGCGGCTCCGGCGCCTTGCTCTTACCACCCATGTCCTATCTCTCCGATCCGGGCCGCAGCCCGCGAGGTTTGAGGTTCAGCCATCGGCAGTCTTCGCGGGCGAGAGCGAGAACAAGACACGCTCCGTCGGGGAAGACATCGTCGATCTTCGCTATGATCTTAAACCCCAGTTTCAGGTCAATTTCAAGTGCTCTGGTGTTCGACTCAGGTACTTGGCCAAACACTTTCCTGCAACCAAGCTGGTTGAAGGGGTAGTCAAACGACACCCAGAGGAAATCTCTGTTGGCCCAGTTGGGCTGAAAGCCAGCCATGTGCAACTGAATACTTACACCGGTGTAACCGGTGTAGATGTTACCCCCGAGCAACTTACCTTCAGAGGTAACCGAGATGACCTGGTCGACGGCGGGGTTGAAAATGCACCCGGCAGCCTCGGCGATCTCGAAGCCGTGTTCCCTGTTCCCAACCTCGATCACTGCGGCGGCTCCGGCCAAACCGGGTAGCGCGGGTCCGGGGTGTTCTGGGGCAGGTCGCGGAGAGCTTGGCGATAAGCAGCCCATGCCGCGCGGTCGACGGGGGCATCCGGCACCTGGGTCCAGTCGCTGGCGTAGAGGAGGCGCAGACGCTTGTCGTAAAGCTCTGTCCAAGCCTGCGCTATCGCTGCTGCCTCGAGGGCTGCCGGGTCACGCCCAACAACCTTGCCGTTTTGGACGCGCTGCTTCCGTATGTCTGCCGTACCCTCCAGCCAGGATTCGCCGGGAGCACAGTTGAGTTCGACCTCTGCAATATCCATAAGGCGCATGGTGCGCCGAATATCCCCGGTCTCCTGAACATAGATCACGACGTCGATCATTTCTTCATCTCCGTCACGGCCATCAACAACGAGCAACCAATATTGGTGCCGTACCCGGCGGCACGGCCTGGATTGTAGATTTGAAGCTCAAGCGTCCCCGAACCGCTCCCGGCGTAGGTCGCAAAACCGAAGAAGTTGGCATCCTTGGTCACGACACCCGATCCCCCGGTCCCGGCCGCTGCATAAGCACCATTCTCCGAAGCGATCTCCGTTCCGCGCCAGAGAACCCGGATTTGACACTGGCCGTAACCGTTCGTCTGGCTCCCGCTAGTTGCCACCGTATATCCGTCGACAAACGCCATGAGGAAGCCTTCGGCAGAAGCAGGTGTAAAGGTAATCGACGCCACCGTGGTCCAGCCAAAGATCACGGTGTAACGGTAGTCGCTCCAGGCTCCAACCGTCCTGATTACGCTGATGGCATTCCCGGTGATTTTCTCAGTCCCAACAGTCAAGTTGGCGATCTTGGCGCTTGTGATAACCGCATCGCCAAGCACCGCACTGTCCGCCGTGATCGAGCCGGTCTTGATCGTCGCGCCGTCGATGATGGTCGAACCGCCCACCGAATAGGGCGTCAGAGCCGTGGCCGCCGAGTGGGTCACGCCAACGTAGGGTTTGTGAAAAAAGACGTAGGAGTTCGGTCCGGAGAGCGTGCCGTACTTATAGACCAGCAGCCCCATGTAGGCAGCGTTTGCCGGCGCCTGCACCTTGCCACCGATGCGTGGCCAGCTATCGGGGTTGCTGCTGGAGGATGCGACCTCGGTCTGCGTGCCGACGGTCGTAAAACTGATGTTATTCCCGGCCGAATCATAGAAGCCGACAGAGATGTCGACCTTGCAGCGATGGGTCGAGACCTGAACCGACGCTTCGTACCAGGTACCCGGGGTCACTGCCGGACCATAATGCACCTGCGTGGAGTTGTTCCTCCAGAAACCCGAGTAGATGACCGAGTTGTTGTTCGCAGCCGTGCCGTTCTGGAACAGCATCAGTGTCGGGTATGATGTCCCGGCCCAGGGCTCTCCTGCGTTGCGAACCGCAAACGTCGTTTGAGCCGTGCCTTCCTGATAGGTGCCCCAGTGCAGCAAGCCAGAGGCGAAATTGGTGTTCTGCAACAAGTTGCCACCGCCGCCAGCCGCGAAGCTGTTGAACGTCACCGTGCCGTCAAGGATGATGTTGTTGGCCGCGATGCGCGCGGTCGAGGCTGCGCCGCCAGGGTTTGCCAGCGAGACCAGTTCCAGGAGCGCGCCAGCCGAGCCCGCCTGCGTCCGAAAGCCGATGCTCGCGACGGCGTTACCTTCCAAGGTAGCGATGGACACAGCATGAGAGGTCACTGACGCAGCCACCCCACCCTCGACGCTGGCATCGTAGGTGCTGATCTGGGCGGCGGTGGCCGTGTCGGCGGCTGTCTTGGTGTAATAGTTGTTCGTCAGGTTCGCCGACAGCGAGCCAAGCGCACCGGTGGGCGCGGTGAGCTGGGCGTTATAGGTCGTGATCGACGACGAGATCGCCGAGTCGGTCTGGACCCTGGTGTAGTGGTTGGTGTTCAGCGTCGCGGTGACATTGCTCTGGACGCTCGCCGCCGCGCTGCTGTCCACCATCTCGAACATCGAGATTTCGATGGTCGGCCCCGTCGTGCCGAAGTTCGTGTTGAGCACTTCCAGGAACGGTCGGACGAATGCCGTCGTGCCGGTGGTGGTTACCTCGAAGGTAAAGGTCTCGTTGGTGTTCGCGGCGGTGAACGTCAGCGGGGTGAGGCTGAGGTTTGTGGTGCCCGCGTAGCTCGTGCTCAGAGGGCGAAGGCCGAAGCGCAGCGCGGTCTGACTGTTGCCCGCGAAGGCGTTGTTGTGCCGTGCCCTGATGGTGACCCGGTACGACTTGCCCGGGATGTTCGACAGGGCTTCCTTGGGCGTGATGATCTGGGCAGCCGCCTGCGGTGCGGCGATCCGGACCGAGCGGCCCAGCGTCGAGACGGTCACGAAAGTGAACGGCGTGCCGAGGTTCGCGGCGGCAGCGGGCGTCGCGTTGATCGACTGGGTCCAGTACGTCCCGTCCTGAGCAAAGTCGTTGGGCGTGAAGCTGTCCCGCAGCAGGGCCTTGAGCGTGGTGCTCTCCGCAGCGATGGCGGAGTTGGTGCTCGTGATGGTGTAGTAGTTGTTGGCGAGGTTCGCGTTGATCAGCCCGATGGAGCCGGTCGGATCTTCCAACTGGGATTTCAGGGTGGTCGTCGCGCTGGTGATCGCCGCATTGGTCTGTGCAGCCGTGAAATAGTCGGTCGTCAGGCTCGCGTTGATCAGCCCGATGGAGCCGGTCGGATCTTCCAACTGGGATTTCAGGGTGGTCGTCGCGCTGGTGATCGCGGAGTCGGTCTGGGTCGCCGTGTAATAGTCGTTGATCAGGCTCGCGTTGATCAGCCCGATAGAGCCAGTCGGAGCCTCGAGCTGGGCCTTCAGCGTCGTCGTCGCCGACGAAATGGCCGCGTCGGTCTGCGTCGTCGTCAGATAGTCGTCGGTGAGGGTCGCGTTCGTCGCGGCGATCTCGGTCAGCAGGGTCGACTGGAGCGTGGTTACCGCCGAGGTAATCGCCTGGTCGGCTTCTGCGATGGTGTAGAAGTCGTTGTTCAGCCGGGCGTCGACGAGGCTGAAGGCAGTCCCGATGGTGCCCTTGGCCTGCTCCTCCGCCGTCGCCACGCGGATGCTCACGCGGTGGAACTTGATGCGCTTCACGGCAGTCGTGAACGGCGTGTCGTTTGCGATGGCGTAGACGAGATTGCTCGAAAAGGTGCCGGTGAAGTTCGTTGGGCGGACGAAGACGCCACCGGCCACCATAACGGCGTTCAGCGTGGCCGGACCGCCGAGCATCTCGGTCAGGGTCTTCTGAGAGCGGAAGACCGTGTTGCCCGAGTTGACCCAGTCGAACAGGATGCCAGCGCCGTTCAGCGAGCCGGACACGAGCGTGAACTCGACCTCGACAAAATAGGCGTCGGCGTTCCTCGCCCCGCGCCACTGGGTCGCAGTCGTGGTGGTCCAGAGCCCTGCCCTCTGGCTGGTGGCAGTGATGTTGAAATCCCAAGACTGCCCGAGCGGGTAGACTTCGTTGGTGGCGAGAGTGAGCGTGCCGCCGGTCTGCCACCGCTGCCAGTTGTTGGCGTTGTTGGTCGTGAGGAACTGGTCGGTGATCACCGACACACCGCGCGACGAGATCGTGGCGGCAAGCGCCTGCGATGCTGCGGCGGCAGAGGCAGACCCGGCTGCGCCAGAGGCAGAGTTGGCCGCCTGCGTGGCACTCGTAGACGCAGCACCGGAAGAAGTAGCCGCGTTGGTCGCGCTCGTCTGCGAGGCGGCTGCACTCTGGCTTGCTTCGGTGGCCTTGGTCGCTGCGGCGGTGGCCGACGTGGCTGCGGCAGTGGCGCTGGTGTTCGCCTGCCCGGCAGAGGTGGCCGCGTCGACGGCGCTGGTCTGCGCAGCCGTCGCGCTGTTCCCGGCTTGGGTGGCGCTCGTCTGGGCGGTCTGAGCCGAGGCAGCAGCGGCGGTAGCGGACCCGGAAGCGCCAGAGGCCGAGTTCGCTGCGTTGACGGCGCTGGTCTGCGCGGCAGATGCGCTTTGGGCAGCTTCCGTGGCCTTGGTCGTAGCCGTGGATGCCGAGGTGGCGGCAGAGGTGGCGCTGTTACCTGCCTGGGTAACCGACTGGGCAGCGGTCGTCGCGCTGGTGGCAGCAGACGCCGCAGAGCCCGCAGCGTTGGTCTCGCTCGTCGCCGCCTGCGATGCGCTGGTCGATGCGTTGCTCGCAGAGGTCGCAGCCGCCGTGGCGCTGGTCTGCGAGGCTGACGCGCTCTGTGCGGCTTCGGTGGCCTTGGTCGCCGCCGTGGTCGCGCTGGTGGCAGCCGCAGACGCACTGGTCCCGGCCTGCGTTGCAGAGTTCGAGGCAGTCGTCGCGCTGGTGGCCGCAGACGACGCGGAACCCGCAGCGTTGGTCGCGCTCGTCGCCGCCTGCGTCGCGCTGGTCGATGCGCTGCTCGCAGCGGTCTGAGCCTGCGTGAGGCTTGCCGCCGCCGCCGTGGCACTTTGCCCCGCGCTCGTGGCGCTCGTAGCAGCGGTCGACGCACTCGCAGCCGCAGCCGTTGCGCTCCCACCGGCCGAGGAAGCCGCAGTGACCGCACTGTTGGATGCGGACTCGGCGACGTTCTTCGAGGCAAGGGCGCTGGCGGCAGCCTGCTCCGCAGTCGTCTTCGCGGCCTGTGCGGCGTCTCGAGCTGCACTGGCATCGGTCACGGCCTGGGAAACCGTAGCGGCAGCTCCGGCCTCGGCAGCGGCAGCGGAGGTTGCTGCGTCCTCCGCCTGCACGGCGGAGATGCTTGCCGCATCGCGAGCCGCCTGCGCCTCACCTCGGTAGCCGAGGGCAGCGTCACGGGCAGCCTGGGCTTGGAGCCGGTAGGCGGCGGCTTCTGCACTGGCGGCTTCAGCGTCGGTCTGCGCCTGAAGCGCGAGATCGCGAGCGTTGATGGACGTCGCGAGCACTTGGTTAGCAGACTCGACAAACTCGCCGGACACCTGGTTGGCAATCTCGTCGATCTGGTCCGAAGACACTTTTGCGCCGAACTCGACCCATTCGTTGCCATCCCACCACAAGGTCTTCTTGTTCGCGGTGTCGACCCAAATGTCGCCGACGTCGAGCGTCACGCCGATGTTCTGGCGGGGTGCGACGGCGCTTGCGTAGACCTGCGGAGTGGACCCGGTCTCCTCGGTTTGCCCCAGCAAGCCCTCGACAGCAACCTTCATCGAGCGCAGCGCGTTGGCCATGCTCTCCGTGGTCGGTGCGAAGTCGGGGATCGTCGGGACGTTAGACAACGCCAAGCTCCTTTGCAGTCGATGCGAGCTCGACCGAGTAGATCTTCACGCGAGACTCGATTTCCACTTGCCAGTATCCAGCTTTGAAACCGGAAGGCAACCGGAAGATCTCGCCCGACCGACGGATTTCGCGAGTATAGCGGTGCACCCCGTCAGCGTAGATCCTGACAAGACCCCACTGATCTTCCGCAAGCTCCTGCACGAGGCTGGCGTTGGGCGTGGGGTTCAGGTCGGGCAGCCAGTCATAGGTGTCGAAGAAAATCCGCATGGCCCCGATGTTCTTTTGGCTCGGGGTCTCGATCACCTTGGAGCGCCAGACGAAGCTCTCCTTGGTGCGCGACGGCGCAAGGTCGAGCCAGTAGACGACGCCATCGCGGATGACGAGAACCTCGCCGGTCCAGGTGTCGGTCCAGCAGTTCTCCGTCGGCACCTCGCTGGAGAGCTTGGTGTACCCGAGGCGGGCATCGCCAATGTCGATCACCGCGCCGGTATAGGCGCCGGTATAGTCGCTCTGCGTAAACGCCTGCGGGCTGAAGGCGTTGGGGTCAAAGGTGTTACCTCCCGGGGTACCCCAGCAGTAGTACTGATTGTTGAAGGTCGCCGCGTAGAGCGACGTCAGGTTCAGGAACCGAGTCTGGTCGAGCCAGAGGTCTTTCGAGATGATCTGCCGCGTGATGTTCTGCGTCACGCCGGGCGCGCAGAGGATCAGCCCATTGGGCGAGGCGAACACGACACCAGCCGGGGTCGACACGATGGAGCCGCGCGACAGGCAGGGCTCGTTCGTGGCGATCTTCGAGATGCTCATGCTGGCGGGGTTCACGCCCGTGATGATGTAGGGGGAGATTTTGGTGCAGACGACGAGCGACTGCCCGGTCACCCCGAGCCCAACGATCTCGCCATCGACGGCGAGCGTGTAGGCCGACGGCCATGCGTGCGGGCGGTACGGCTCGCAGAACCACACCTCGTTGGCGCGGAACCCTGCGATGATGCCATTTGGCATCGGGGTCATGCCCTTGAGGTCGCTGGGCGGTTCGGACCAGAGGGTGCTGCGCAGGATGTTGTTCGCCGCAACCGTGGTGGTCGGAACCGAGTCCACATAGACGGTCGAGCCGATAGCGATCTCAGCGACGAAGTAATAGGTGGTGGAGCCGGTCGTGCCTGTGATGGTGCGATAGATGCGGACATGCGAGAGCTGCCGCCCAGTCGTGACCGTGGAGCCCGGGGCGGTGGTCGTGACCGTCCAGAGGCCGGAAGCGTTGCCAGACGCCAGGATGGGTGGCGACGGAGGGCCTTCCTCGCCATAGGCGGAGACCCAGGTGTAGACGTAGGCGCGCGTCTCCGTGGGCGCGGAGCCGCCGGAGATGTTGATGCTGGGCGCGGCGACGGGCGCGGGGATGCCGAGCTTGTACGACGACTGCCCGGCGGAAATGCGCGCCTTGGTGTTGTACTGCGGGGTGATGCCGAGCCCCGCCCAGTAGTACCGCTCGAAGGAGTCACCGACGGAGGGCGACGCCACGATGTCGCTGTCGTTGCTCTCGAGCTCGATCCAGTAGGAGTCGGGGATGTTGTCCTTGCCGAACTCCTGGAACGGGATGCGAAACGCCTTCTTGGCGTTGGGGTTCTGGAGGGTACGCACCGGAACCATCCGGGGCATACCCTCGATTGCGCCAGAGTAGAGCCAGGTGTTTTGGCTGAGCTCAGCATTATTCTGCGGCAGCAGGCGAGCGTCCACTGCCGGCAGCATGGCACCGAAGTTCATGAGCTTGAGCGCAACCATAGTGTGACCTCACTCGGCCGAGGTGCTCTCGGCGTATTTTGCCAGCGCAGCCTTGCCAGCTTCGATTTCGGCGAGGACCGATGCGGGCATCGGGGTCTCGACGGCGTCAGCGTCGTTACCTTCCAAGGTAACGGCGGCGGTGACTTGTTCTGCGACGGGGGCTGCTTTTGCGCGTGCCATGGTGTCCTCTTACTTCTTCGGCTTGGTGGTGCGAGCGATCATGGCCCGCGACTCGTAGGTGAGCTTCTTGCCCTCACCGGCGGGCTTCGCACCCGGCGTCTTGCTGACCGGACGCGACGGCATCGAAACGGGCTTCGGAGCGGGCTTCGGAGCGGCGGGCGCAGCAGTCGGGCGCGGCATCGGACGCTGGCTGGTCGACGGTGCCAGGCTGGGCGCAGGCGCAGCAGGCTTCGGCGGCGGGTTGACGCTCACGCGCGAGGCGTCGGACCGCGTCCCCTCGGGAGTCGACATGCCCATGCGAATCTTGCCGCCGGGCGTGCCCATCCAGCTCGGGCGAGCCTTGGGGTTCTTCGAGGTCGAAGGCGCCAGCGAAGGCTTCGCAGCAGCCGGTTTGTCGTCGGCGCGATTGGTGCTGTAGGACTTCCCCTTGTAGGTGAAGGTCTTCCCGGCACCCATCTCTTTGCGGGCGGCGGCGAAGGCTTTGCCGAAGGACATCTCGTCGTAGTTGGCCATCTCAGTCTTTCCTCTTCTTGAGACGTTCGCTCATTGCACTGGCCTTCGATTTCGCGTCGGCCTTACTCGAAGCGCCCCAAGCCTGGAGCGACAGAAGGAGCCTCGTCGGCTCCCCATTCGGTTTGCGCTCCGGCCCCGGCATGTTCCCCATCCGAGCCAGGAAGCTCGCCCGGCGCGGGTTGTCGCCGCTTTTCACCGGGGCTTTGAGGTTCATGCCTTGAGCCTTTGCCGAAGCCCTTCCTTTGGCGTTGAGGCCACCAGCGGGGTTCTTTCCTTCTTTGCGCTGCCATGCGGGAGTCTTTGCCATTTACTTGCCCTTCTGACGGTGCGGCCGAACCTTCGCGGCGATGGTCTTCGGCTGCTTCACAAACTGTTTGCCCTTGGCGGAGCCCTCGCGCTTGGCGCGGGTCGTGGCCGCATATTCAGCCGGGCTGAGGGACTTGATCGCGGATTCCGGCAAGTAACGCTCGCCGGTCTGCGACGAGGGCTTGCCGGATTTGGTCCGCCATTTCTGGGCAGTCCACGCCTTCAGGGATTGCTGAGGGGCTTTCAATCCTTGTACCCCCCGCCCTTGGACTTGTACTGCTTGGCAAGGAGCTGCGCCTTCCGGGCAGACCACTGCCCCGCCTTCGTGCCTTGCACGGGCGCTGCCTTGATCTTCTCGAAGAGGGCCTTGCGCATACCGGGCTTGGTGTAGTTCCCGGCAGCGTTGACCTTGGAAGGCGCAGGCTTCTTTGCCATCACTTGCCCTTTTTACCCATCAACTTGTAGGGAAAGCCCGCTTTGGCGTCCTTCTTCATGTCCGCCTTCGAGCCTTCCTTGATGCCCTTCTTGCGGTCCATCTTCTCGTCCCGCTTCTCGAAGGCCATCATCTTCTTGGTCATCTTCGCCATGGTGTTACCTCCGAGGTTACTTCTTCGCCTGAGCGACCTTGTCGACCGCGCCGAGCCCGACGCTGACAAGGACCATGAGCGCACCGGCGACGGCTTCAGCCTGGCCGGACTGGATTACGCCGTAGCCCGCCAGCGCGGTGCCAGCGGCAGTCGCAAGGTGACGAGCAACGGACAGGATGATCGGCTTCAGAAGCGGCGAGTTCAGCATGATATCCTCTCAGGCCGGGTAATACCGGCGGTTCAGTTCCCAGTGGGGCATGTCCCAACCCCAGTCATAGCCCCAGGTCACCTCGATCTTGAGCTTGTCGGCCTGCTCTTTGGCGATGGGGATAAGCTGTCGGAAGAGCTCCTTGTTGTAGAGCTCCTCCGTCTCGATCTTGCCATCGCGGTCGAGGTCGATGTACGGCACCACGTCGATGGCGTGGCCGGTGAGGTGCCGCGAGTTCATGGTCTTGGACGCCTTGATCGCCACGAGATGCTTCTGGCGCTCCAGCGTGCGCAGGCCCTCCGTGACGCGAATGGGCCAAGGCGCGGCCTGCAAGACGGCGTCGGCCAGCCTGCGCAGGTCGGGGTGCACGCCCTTGAGGCGCTCCACGCTCACCTTGTCCCAGTTGCGGGTCATCACTTGTCGGCCTTCCCGTCCAGCTTGTCGTAGATCTTGTCGAGGCCCTGCTTGATCTCTTTCATGGCCTCGGAGAAATCCTGCTTGGCGACGTAGGTCTTCGGCATGTCCACCTCCAGGTCGTGAAGGTCTTGCTGGAGCTTCTTGACGGCGTCCCAGACTTGACGGGCAAACCAGCCACCCACAGATAGGATCGCGCCTGCGACAATGTTGAAGATCGTTTGCGGGTCCATGGGTACCTCCTTCAGCAAGCCATGAGAACACACGGCACGCAGTAGGAGCCGTCTTCGTAGATGTTCGAGACGTGGACCGAGATGACCTTGGCGATGGTCTTGGCGCGGATGATGTCGTCGCCCTGCGGCTTGGCCGTGCCGTCCCCGGCGGACATCAGGAGGTCACCCCGTTGGACCGTGGTTCCGGCGGCGATGCGAATGACCATGTCCCCGGTCATGGCGAGGTAGTAGTCGCCGAAGCTGTCCTCGGTATCCCAGGCGACGAAGACGCCAGCGACATTCGGGTCGCCTTCGACATCCGAGACCTTGGTGTGGTTGAGCTGTTCGTTGTCGGCGCCGTCCCAGTCGATCATCATGTCGAGGTTCGACATGACCGTGCCCTTGAGGAGCTGGGCGGTGTCCCCTGCAATGAGGCGGGACCAGCGCGAGAGGTGGCCCCCGTTATAGGAGACCGTCGTGCCCGAGACGCTGATGGTGCCTTCTGCCGTACCCTGACCGCGCAAGGATACGATGGTGCCATCGGTACCCATGCGGTTGAACACGGCACAGACGTTGTCGAGGTTGGCAGCGGAGACGCCGCCATCGGTGAGCCTGACACCTGCGCCAGTGGCGACATTTGCCCCGCCGGGGTCGGAGTTCGTCGTGCCGAACAGAGAAGTGCCCGGGTGGAAGATGGTGGATGTCGTCGCACCCAGCGTGACGTTCCCCCCGGTGGCGTTCAGGCTCATCGCCGACGCCACGCTGTTGTTCCGCGCGATGATCTCGGTGTTGTCGATGACGAGGTTCGCCCCGTCGGTCGGGCCGATCTGGAGAGCGTGCCCGGTCGAAGTCAGCGAGGCATCGGTGATCGAGGTGAGGCGCACACCCGTGCCGGTGAACGTCGCGCTCGACGTGATCGCGCCGCCAGCCGTGATCGTCCCGGCGACGGTGGCAGCACCCGTGGTGGCGAGCGTTCCGGTGATCTCGACGCCGCCGTTCGCGGTCGCCAGCTTTTCGTTGCCCGCGAAGAAGAGCTTGTTCGCCCCGCCGGGGGCAGCCTGGAGGCACCACTGGTTGCTGCTGTCGTCGTAGAAGCCACCGAAAGATGCGCCGCCCATGAAGGACCAGCGGGTCGTGCCGCTGATTGCCTGGATGCCCGAGTAGGTCGACGATCCAAGCTGGTTGATCTCGAGGAGCCCGCTGCGGTCATCGCTGTTCGAGAGCAGCATCCCGCCGACGGTAGCGTTCGTGACCGTGATGTCCGAGGCAAGGTTCAGCGTGCCGCCAAGCAGCGAGAGGTTCGCGCCAACGGCGATCTCCTCGGCTGCGCCGTTGCCCGCCGTGGTGCGGCCGACAAGGCGCGACGTTGCCATGGTCAGGGTGTGTTCAGCGTTCCAGTTCGAGGGCTGGACCTGGGTGGAATCAGGACCGTCAGCCTTGGCCGAGGTAAAGGCGTGCTTGAGTGAGATCGTCATTGTCCTGACCCATCAGATTTCAGTACCGGCCACTCGCGAAACTCTGCGGAAACCGCCAGTCTTGCGCACGATATACGTTGCCGGTCTTTGCTTCAACTCGGGCTTTGTTTACCCCTTGCTTGAACTTGCGCAGATGAGCCAGCGCAAGCGTCGGGTTCGAGTAGGGCTTGGCGATCTGGCTCATCATCCGGCCCAGCACGCCGTCGAGGATTTCCGTGCCGTATTTGGTCAGCACCCAGTCGGGGAAGGACGGGTAACCTTCGCGGGTAACCGGGTCGACGACGGTCAGGGCGACACGGGCCGTGTAGGTCTTGACGACGTCCGGCGCGTAGCCGAGGACCAGCGTCCCCGGGATCGGCATCGTGGCGCTAATCGGGCGACCTTGATCGTCACGCACGAACAGCACGCGCGTGATCGTCCCGTCCGTGGGGGCGAGGTCGTAGGTATAGGCGTCGGGGTCGGCGTAGTATTCGCTGTCGGTCGGCAGAGCCGTGAACTCGATGTCCTCGTACCAGCAGTTCGAGCCGCCGAAGAACTCGCGGAGCGTGGAGAACAGCTCCATCTGGATGGCGGCATCGAGAGCGCCCGGCAGCCTGATCCGGGCATGGTCCATCAGCCGGTTCATGTCTGCGTTGGCCATGGTACCCTCAAGCCTGGATGGTGAGCATCTGCGCCACGAACTTGTTCATGAACGCGGAGGCGCGATTGTCCTGATTCATCTCGTCGTCGCGGAGCTGTGCGTGCCCGCAGACGTAATAGAGAAACGCCAGCCGATACTGGGGATCGACCGGCACGGCAGCCGTCAGATTGGTGGTGCTGAAGTCCGGCAGCGCGGTGCGGAAGTAGTTCTTGAGGAGCTCGGGCCGCAGGCGGCGTGCTTCCAGGAACGCAAAGTTCAGCGCCTCGACCAGATCAAGGGTCGGATAGCGATAGGGTTGAACCTCGTCGAGCAGTAGAACTCGAGCCCGGTCGATGTAATCCTGAACGGTGTCGAGTGCCATTGTTACCTCGCGAGGTAAGGGAGGGGGGCCGTGAAGCCCCCCTCGAAGTCATTAGGCGCGGGTGAGGATGGCCTGGGCCAGAGCCGAGCCGTCGATGACCTGGTAGCCGTAGACCTGGAGGCCGCGCAGGATGGTCCCGAAGGTCATCTCCGAGCGCAGCGTCTCGACCTTGCTGACCTGCGAGGCGAAGGTCAGGCCATGGGCGTGACCGGCGTAGACCGCAAACTCGCCAGCAGCCAGACCACCGGCGACACCGGCGGGCAGCAGGTTGGACGAGTAGACAGTGAAGCGGTCGATCATGCCGATGCGGCCGTTGCGCAGCGGGGTCACGGAGTCACCGGTCAGGTACGCCTGACGCAGGTCCGAGAACTTGAGCTGTGCGATGGCCCACACGGGCAGCACGACCCAGCGGCCTTCCTCGGGGATGTTCTGTTCGTCCAGGGCCTGGCCCAGACGCAGGATCACATCGAGGATCTCGACCTGACCGGCCGAGGGATTGCGGGAGACGGTCGCCAGCGGCGAGGTCGTGGCGCCCAGGTTGATCGACGAGGTGATCTTGCCTGCGGTGGTGCCACGGTTCTTGACGTCCATGCCGCCCAGGATGCCGCCGAGCACGTCGGTGTCGACCTGGATCTTGAGCTGCTGGGCAGCGTCATCCGACCACATCGACAGAGCGTTCAGGTCGGACTGGATGTCCATGACGTCGTCGAGGATGGTGTTGAAGTACTTGCCGTTGCCGATGTACAGCGTGACGTCGTTGCCTTCCGGACGCTCGAGCTGGAGCGAGCCGTCGGCGCGGTAGTCACGGATGGTGATCGTCGGCTTGGTGCGGATGCGGACGCGGTCACCCTGGTTCTTGATCTCGCCTTCGTAGTCGGTGTTCGAGATCGCAGCCAGAACGGTCGAGGAGTAGAACTTCTCGACGAGCTTGCCCGACCAGATTTCCGGAATGAAACCATTGGTCTGGAAAGCGTTACCGGTCGAACCGGCCGGGTAGATCGCGGGAGTGGTGCCGGAGCCGGCAACCGGGAAGCTGGAAGCGGGGATAGCCATCTTGTGGATTCCTCAGAAGATGTATGTCAACGGATGCGCCCCTCACGCTGAGCCGAGAAGATCTCGGCTTCGGCTTTGTTCTTGTCGGCGTCACGGCCCCGGAACTTTCCGGCGGCGACATCCGCGTAGAACGCAGCGATCTGAGCGCGTGTGAAGAAGGGCTTCTCGGCGGGGGCAGTCGACGCAGCCGCCGTCTTGGCTCTGCCGGGTGCCGCGAGATTCTGGAGCGGGACTTTCGGCACCGTGACGGTCCCGACTTCCGGCTCCGCTTTCGCGGGTGCCACAGCAGCCTCTTCAGCGAGGAAGCCGTTGAAGAAAGCCAGCACGCGGTGAGCATCGCCCTGCGCATACGCAGCCTTCAGCATGTCATGACGAATAGCACCAGAATACGGATCAGGCAAGCTCAACCAATCGAGAAACTGCTGATCGGTATTCATCTGGCGCCAATTCGGCAACTTTTCGTCAAGAGAGCCCAAGAGCTTCTTCTGCGCGTCCTGCTTGAACACGCCGGAAACACCTTCGAGCTGCTTCTTGAGCCGGTCGATCTCGGCTTGGTAGCTGTTGATGATCGGTGCGAGTTCTTCCCGCGCCTTCTTGCCGACGACCTTCAGGAAGTCCTCGCCGTAGTCGTTGGCTTCCTCGGGGGTGATCAGCTTCTCGGCGGTGAACTCGGGGGTCTCGCCAGCGGCGGGGGACGCAACCTGCATGGTTGCGATGATGTTCTGGAGGTTCTGGATGGTGTCCGCCTGCTGGCGGATGGTCTCCTGCGCGCGGACGTAGCGCCCGTGCACGGACTTGTACTTGTGCTCCCACGACTCCTCGCCCTCGGCGGGCGGGGTCTGGGTCGGCTGATCGTTGGTGACAGCCGGAGCCTGCTGATTGTCATCAACGGGGCTTGCCGCCAGCGAGCTGGCATCGAGCTCGGGGTTACCTTCCGGGGTAACCTCCTGCGGCGCTTCGGCGGGCTGATCCCGGAGCGTGTTGAAAAGCTCGTCGGCCTTCGCGACAGCGGCGAGGACGCCCTTCGGCAGCTTAACGCTCTCGTCGATCTTCAGAGTGGGTTCGGTCATTTGCGTTTGCTCTCGATCTTGTCCGCGCTCGACAGGCATTCCGCCATGAGGCCGTAGAGGCGCGCAGTTGCCTGGGCGCGTCCTTGGGCTCGGGGCAGTTCCTCGAGGGGGGACTGGATGCAGTTTTGGATGGACTGGCTGGAGTAAGCCTGGAGCGCCCCGAGGAACTGGTTCCATGCGTCCGGGGCAATCCGTGCGAGCCGAGCGGCTGCGAGGGTGAGGTCGGATTCTGTGTTCACATCCGCCCCATGGCGAAGATGGTGAGTCCGATCTGGCCTTCGCCGGAGGCGTCAGCCGGGGACATCTTCGCGTAGTCGTTCATGCTGCGCCGGAAGGGCTCGCCCTTCGTGATCGACGCCCGCGAGTAGCGCGTCGGCAGCATCTCGGTAGCGATCTGCTTCGCGGGCTTTGTCCCCCGCGAAGCGATCTTCTGTGTCTTGGTCTGCTTCGGCATCAGCAGGACTTGGCGGGCTTGGAGCCCGAGAAACCGGCCATCTTCTTGCCGCCGCCCTTGACCGAGAACGAGTTCCCGCCCGCGCGGCCGCCGACCGACATCTTGCCAGCCTCGACCGGGGCAGCGCCCGACTGACCGGCCATCTTGCCCGAGCCGCCCTTGGCGTAACCGGCCGACTTCGACGACGTCTGCTTGTTTTTCATCATGGTGTAGACCTCACGTCTGAGATTGCGGCCTACGTCAGGCCAGGGATGTTCACGAGTTTGCGCCCCTTGCGGGACTTTCCCTCTGCCTTGGGCAGGGAACCGGTGACCCCCTCGAGAGCTTTCTTCATCTCGCGCGAGGGCGTGTAGGGCTTGGGCTCGCCGGGCTTCTTGCGAGGCTTCTTGAGCCCCTTGTTCATGCCCGGGCCGCGCTTCTGACGGATGACTGGTGTCATCACTGACCTCCCGACAAATTCGTGCGCGGACCCATGTCGCCGCTGGCACCGGTGCCCGCCTGCCCGCCTTGGGCGTCGGCTGCTGCACCCATGCCCCCGTGACCGGGAACACCCTGTGCGAGGGCCATGGCCTGGGCCTGCTTCTGCATCCCGTCGAGCTGCTCCTCGCTCGGAACGATCTCTTCGCCGGACATCCCGATGGTCGTCGCCACGCTGCGCAGGATCGCCGCGCGCCCCTTGGGTCCGACGATCTGGGCGTCGATGGGGTTGGCCGTGATCTGGAGGAACTCGAGCTGGCGGGCGCGCTGGGTCTCTTTCTGGACCGCCACCGACACGCCGAGGACGCGGACCTTCTCGTCCCCGTTCAGCATCCCGTTCTGGTCGGTCAGCATGACCATGTCGAACAGGGTCGAGAGCAGCGGCTCCAGCACGTCGCGGTCGATGTTCGCCGCCACGGTCTGGAGAATCTTCGAGGCGTTGCCCATGAGCATGGCGAGGCCCGAGGCTGTGCGCCCCGCGCCGCCGACTGCGCCCGCACCCGAGAGGTACTTCGGAATGGCCGAGAGCTCGTCCGCCATGTTGACGAACTGCTGGTAGACCCCGAGGAGCTCCTGCGCGTTGGAGCTCGGCTGGAAGAAGCTGATCGGCTGAGTGCCGTTGTTCCCCATGGGATCGGTGACCACATGCCACCGCTTCCACGGATACAGCTCGTCGCCGTCCTCGTTGTCACCGAGGCGGTCGTCGTTGACGATGACCTGCGGGCCGGAGGCGATGGACAGGTTGTTGACCAGGGCGCGCAGCGTAGCGTTCCCGGCTTCCTGGATGTCGTTCAGGATGTCCGGCAGGCCGTTGCCCACCGGGGTGCCCGGCACCTTCTCGAAGCTCGTGATGAAGTACGGATGGCGCTTGCGCGGGCTCGGCGCGAGCTGGACCTTGATGACGTACCGGCCCACCAGCCACGCCTGCACGAAGTAGTCGCGCACCGGGTCGGGGATGAGCTTCTCGTCCATCCCGTACTCGATCAGCATCGAGCCTTGGACGTTGCCGGTGTACTCGAGGCAGGTGATCAGCCCCGAGTCGTTCATCTGCGGATTCTCGCGGCTTTCCTGCTCGGCGCGCTCGGCATCCGTCTCGTCAATGTCGTCGACAAGACCACCCTGCCCGAAGAGGGTCAGGATTTCGCGAATGGCTTCGTGGTTGTAGCCCGGCAGGTCGAGGAGGTCGTTGAGGTCCGCGCGGGTCAGGCGCGTGCGCTCGATGACGGCAGCGTCCTCGATGTCGGAGACGCCGGGCGTCCACCAGACGTCGAAGGGCGACACGCGCGTCCAGGTGAGCTTCGGCACCTGCTTGATGGTGGCCTGGTTACCTTCCCAGGTAACGACCGGCAGGATGCGGACGACCGGACCCTTGATGCAGGCAAAGGGGAACAGCGGCAGGTCGGTGATGAACTCGGCCAGCGCCTTGTAGAAGCCGCCCTCTTTCAGGATCTCGTCCAGCTTGTCTTCGGCGACGCGGGCACCCTGCTCGGCGCGCTTCTTCGACGCCTGCCTTGCGTTCTCCACAAGCTGCATCGTGCGGTCGCGGATGGTGTCGATGTCGGCGTCCTGACCCATCGCAGCCATGGACTGGATTTCGGCCTGCACGAGCTGGTTGATCGAGTCGAGGATCGACTGCGGAATCTTCGGATCGTCCGAGGCGTCAAGACCCCAAGGACGATCCGGTGACAGGTACACGTCGCGGAGGAGGGACGACGCGCCCCGGCACTTCATGGCGACGATGCGAGCGTAGATCTCGCTGCCGCCGAATTTCTTGATCTCCTGGAGCTTGCCCGCGTCGTACTGGCCGTTGAAGACGCGCAGCGCGTTCAGAAGACGATGCGACCACCCGGCTCCCGCGCCATTCCGATGGCGGCGCCAGGTGTCGTACTCGCGGCGAATGAAGCCCGCCAAATTCGAGAGATCGGCGCTGGAGCTCTGCGCTGCGGCCTGCGAGGCGGCAAGCTCTTCGTCCCGAGCGCGGATAGCCGCGTCGAGTTGTTTTGGTCCGACAACGCGCAGGACTGCGCCCAGTGCTTCTGCCATGAGAAGGTTCCTGCTCTCGACGATCTACCACTAGATACAGTAATAGTGGGGTGTAACGCAACTATTCCTCAACAGGAGAGGAGAAGCATGACAGCGATTACTCCGAAACCGCCGAGTTTTCATGATGCGACCCTCCTGAAACTCGCCCGCGAGATTGCGATGGACATTCGGCCCATCGAAGCAGTTCTCGAAACGCACGGGGTCACCCAGTCGCGCTGGGACAAAATCCAGACGCTTCCGGTGTTCCAGAGCTACCTCCGGCAGTGCCTCGAGGAATGGAACAGCGCCACGAACACGCAGGAGCGCGTCCGGCTCAAGGCGCTGTCGATGGTCGAGGAGTCGCTGCCCGAGTTCTACGCGCGGATGCACGACTCCGGCGAGAACCTGACCGCCAAGACCGAGCTCCTGAAGACCATCGCCAAGTTCGCGGGCGTCGGCGGAGCGGTCGAGACAGCCGGTACCGGCGAGCGGCTGACCGTGACGATCAACCTTGGCGCGGACCAGCAGCTCAAGATCGAGCGCGATGTTACCCCGCAGGTAATCGAAGGAGAGGCGCTGTGAACGACGACATCGCCGACGAGTCCGACGATCTCGACGTCATGGCCATTCATTACAAGGACGCGAAGGCCGTCCTGACCTGCGGGTGCCATGTTCCGGTGACGCATTGGTTCGATTGGCAGGGCTTCGACTGCGAGGCCAAGGACGCGCTCACCTGCGTCTGCGGCGACGAGGAGCACGGCTGGTTCGTGCTCGACCTCGGCAACTTTGATCATGCGACGGTGCACTGATGGGAGAGATCACGAAGTTCTATCCGAAGGACGCCGCCAAGGACGCGGACAACGTCCTCGAGCAAGCCCTCGGCGTCTACGACGAGGTGCTGGTGATTGGCTGGCGCAAGGGCGACGGCGAGTTGGACGCCCGCGCCACGCTGGGGCTGAAGGACGGCGGCGACGTCCTATGGCTGATCGAGAAGCTCAAATTCAACCTTCTCGCCGGTGTCTACCAGGGAGAGCCCGACTGATGGTCGCGATCAACTACACCGCCCCGCCCACCTGCGCCCGCTTCATGAAGAGCCAGAGCTTCGGGCGCCTCATCGCCGGGCCGGTCGGCTCGGGCAAGACCACGGCGTGCCTCTTCGAGCTGTTCCGGCGTGCGCTTGAGCAGCATCCGGCCCCGGACGGCCTGCGCTACACGCGCTTCGCCATCGTGCGGCAGACCTTGAAGCAGCTCAAGGACACCGTCCTGAAGGACATCCTCGACTGGCTGAAGGGCGTGGCCACCTACAAGGTCACGGACAACACGATCTACGTCCAGTTCGGCGACGTGCGATCCGAGTGGGTTCTGATCCCTCTCGACAACCCGGAAGACCAGGCCCGCCTGCTCTCCATGCAGCTCACCGGCGCGTGGATGTCGGAGTGCATCGAGATGGACGTCGCGCTGATCAGCCCGCTCGCTGGCCGCTGCGGACGCTACCCGGGCGCGACTCTGGGCGGCTGCACCTGGATGGGCATCATCGCCGACACCAACATGCCCTCCGAGGGCTCGGCCTGGCATAAGTTCATGGAGCTCGAGATCCCCGCCGACTGGCAGATCTTCATCCAGCCGGGCGGCATGGACGACGACGCCGAGAACCTCGAGTGGCTGACCCAGACCCCCGACACGCTGCTCCTGCCGTCCACGGATGAGCGGCGGCGCGATCAGGGGCGGGAGTACTACAAGCGGTTCATCCGCTCGAACTCCCCCGACTGGTGCAAGCGGTACGTCCACGCCCAGTTCGGCGACGACCCGTCGGGCTCGGCCGTGTTCCGCGAGTCCTTCAAGCAGCACTGGCATGTGGTGGACGAACTCGAGCCGATCTCGTCCTACCCGCTGATCGTCGGCCTCGACTTCGGGCGCGACCCCTGCGCGGTCATCTGCCAGCCCGATCACAGGGGGCGGCTTCTGGTCCTCGAGGAGGTCATCGCCGAGGACATCGGTCTGGAGCTCCAGCTCCAGCGTGCGATCAAGCCCGCGCTCATGCAGGAACGCTACATCGGCAAGAGCGTGTACATCGTGGGTGACCCCGCCGGACGCCAGCGGTCGACCCTCTACGAGGAGACGTCCTTCGACCTGATCAAGCGCGAGGGGCTGATGGCCTACCCTGCCCCGACCAACGACATCGCCAAGCGCATCAACGCAGTCGAGAGCTGGCTGCTGGGCTCACGGGACGGCGGACCGGCCATGCTGATCGACCGGGAACGCTGCCCCACGCTCGTGCGCGCCTTGTCCGGCGGCTACCGGTATGGTCGCACGCGCGGTGGCCAGCGCAAGCCGCTGCCAGACAAGAACGAGTACAGCCACGTCATGGACGCCTTCCAGTACGCCTGCTCTGCGGCCCACGGCGGGATGACGGACATGATCGCCAACCGCATGAGCCGCCGCCACAGGGGTGGCGACCGCCAGCGGATTACCGCCTCGGCCTGGACGTAACCTCGGGGGTAACGCGCACGACTGGCACGACATTGCGCTCGAGCCAGTCCTGCACGTCCTTCTCGCGGTACATCACGTTCTTCCCGCATTTCACGAAATCCGGCCCCTGCTTGAGCCGCCGCCACTCGCGCAACGTCTCAACGCTCAGGTCCAGTGTCCCAGCCAACTCGTCAGCCGTGATCAGTCCCAACCTGCTACGCAACCGCTCCATGATCCGCCCCCATTGACGCCGGGAAACATGGGTAAGGTGCGGCTCTGAGTCAAGATTACGGTAATATTTGCAATAGGTTATCGGTGCAAAGTTACAGGATTGATGTGAGTGTATCTCTTCAAATTTTTCCAAGACCGATGGCCCGATACAACTGCAACCTGTTCGATCCGATAACCCGCCTCGAACAATCTGGAGATGCCATCATGCCGCAGGTCATGAAAACGCAGGTCGGGAATCTTCATTCCGACGACGGCTACTCCGAACGCCTGCGAGATGGTGCTTTTGCCATAAGGGAAAACCCTACCCCGGCTCCGGAAAGCACTATTGGCTTTGCTTATGAGCTCGCACGGGTCAACCACGTTACCCCTATAGGTAACCGGTCCAACGAGCAGTGGGACACGGTCATCTCGCCCAGTTTGGGTCGTCGGGTCTTTGCGATTCCTGATCCAGATCGTCCGGGATTTCTGATCGTAGTCCTCCCAGGTGATACCCAGGATCTCGCCAAGCCGCATCGTTGTGCAGATGGCGAAGAGCACGATGTCCATCATCGGCACGCTGGAGCGCGGCCGGTCGTGGAACCACTCCTCGAGCCGCATGAGCTCGTCCTCCGTGGGGCGCCGCGTGCGCTCCTCCGGGTCATCGACCACGCCCATCACGCGCAATGATTTGATGGTGGCGGTAACGGCAGCGCGGGCGCGCATCGCTTCCTCGTTCTCGCAGAGGACTGCGCCGTGCTCGATGGCCGTGCCCAGATACGAGAGCTCCTGGAGGATCGTCGCGGGGCCAACCCCGTCGCGGGCGCGCGTCGCAGCATAGTCGGAGACGGCCCGCGTGCCGATCTCTGTCATCCGCCATTCGCCCCAGTATTCGAGGAGACGAGCCATGACATGCTGCTTGGTGCGCCCGCCGGGCCGACTCATGCGAGCGTATTCGCTGTACAGCTCTCTGTACATGAGATGCGGATTCTTGGAGGAAGTCTTGTGCAGCGCCTCTTCCTGACTTCGCGCCCAGATTACGGCCTCGTTCTTGGTGCGAAAGATCTTGGAAACGGCAGGCTTATCCTTGAGGCGCACCTGAGCACGCCAGCCGGAGCTGATCTTGTAGATGGATGCCATGGCTTCCCTGTGCAGTCCGTGTGCACTGAATGTGGCGGGAAACCGACATTATCCATGTCGCAAACGGGTGTCAAACCGCGTTGGTAATCTTGTAACTAACTGATAACTCAACGGTTTTTCCCGGTTCTCAGCCTTCGCCCGAGAGCGGCGGAATAAATGCGAAGCCCATGTCCCATGGGCGCAATAAAATAACCCGGCCAGTTACCTAGCCAGGTTATGGTGCAATTTCTGTGCACTCAGGCCGCGTCTTCGGGGATCACGACCGTGATGAAGTTGACGCTTGCCGTCTTCGCTTTCGGGAAGGTTTCGATGGTGCCATTGGCAAAGGTCACCTCGAACTCGCCCTCATGCTCGCCAGCGACGGCCGTATCCCCGACGCGCCAGGCGAAGCGTACCACGCCGGTGTTTGCGTCGACGACGGTGGCCGGGGCGCGGGAGACGAGGACAGTGCCATCCTCGCCGCGCATGTTGAAGACCACAGTCGCGCCCACCAGCGAAACAGGCGTCTTCTTTGCGTCGAGAAGCTGGACCTCGAGGAGCGGGCCAGTGTCATTGCGTTTGATCAGAAATTCAGCCATGTCACGACCCGTTGCTGACGATTGCGATGTAGTTGGGAGTGCTCTTCAGCAATACGCTCCCGGGCTTTTCAGTCAAGATCTCAGCGGAGGAAGACCCACCGCCGGAGAACTCAACGCTTCCTGCGCCACCGGACAGAAGAATGACCGGGTATTCGCTGGCCCCCTCGAAGTCTGCCTCCGTCGCCCCGGACGAAAACAGCACCGAGCAAGAGGAATCCTCGCCCAGCCGGATCGTCCGACCCACGCTGACGCGAATACCTGCGGAGGTAACCGACAGCCCCAAAACAGGGGCGGCAACGCCTCGAATCGGGGCAATGGCGCTCGCCGCACCAGTGAGCGACAGGTTGCCAGTGGCCTGAGCTTGAGCCAGTGCACGCGCAACGGCGGCGCCGCTCAGAGTAACGGCACCAGCGACGGCGCCCCGGTTCAGCACCGTGCCTTGGAGCGATGGTGCGATGGTGAACTGGAGCGCGGCGTTACCTGTCAGGGTAACCTTGCCAGCGGACGAACCCGACAGCGCAACGGTGGGGGTGGCAGACCCGCGCACCACCAGGAGCCCGGCAGAGGTGCCGGTGATCGCCAGCACTGCGGTGGCTGCACCCGTGGCAGGGCAAGTTCCCGACGACGCCCCGGTGATGTCCAGCGACGAGTCGGCGGACGCCTCGACGAGGACGGCAGCAGTGGACTGACCGTCGACGTCCAGGGTGCCGTCGACCACGACTCTGGTGGTCACATCGGCGATGGCAGACCCGGTGAATCCGACGGACCCGGAGGCGACAGCGAGTAGAGCCACCCGCCCCGTCGCCGCGAGCGAGATGTCCAGAGCGCCCGTCGCCGAGCCGGTAAGTCGGACAGCGCCCGTTGCCGTGGGCGTGACGTCGATGGTCGTGGCGAGCGCGCCGCTGATCGGGTTGGTGGCCGTAGCCTCCCCCGACAGCTCGAGATCCAGATCGATGTACCCCGAGACGTCGACAGCGGCGCCTGCGGAGCCCGTGACCTCCAGGGCGCCCGAGGAGTCGGCGAGGACGTACACAGCCGCGCTGGCACCGCCCGCAATGGAGATGCCGCCGGAGGCCGCGCCAACGGCAAGCAGGCTGGCAGTGGCCTCGAGCCCGAACTCGATTTCGTCTTCTGCCGCCCCGGTGACGAGCACCGTACCCTCGGACAGCCCCGCAAGACCGACCTGGGCCTCGAGCGTCGCGATGATGGTCGGAAGCCCAGAGACGGCGCCCTCGGCCGAGCCCGTGAACCCGACCGAGCCATCCGCAGCAGCGAGCACCAGCACAGCGCCGGACGCAGAGCCCGTGAGTTCAAGCGTGCCAGTAGCCTGCCCCTGGATGGGGGTCTGCCCAGCCTCCGCCTCGATCAGATCGGCAAGCGGTGCTGATGCGAGGGGGGAAAAACCAAGCATGGTTAGGCCGGGATCGGATTGCCAGGGACCGCCGGCCACACGATGGCAAACGGATTGGTTTGGTCCGTCACGTCGCGCAGGGCTTGCCGGTATGCGACCGTCTCGGGCGGCACGGGCTGCCCGGCCTCATAGGCCCGCACGACGAAGACATCCGATGCCGTCAGCAGCTCGTTGCGCTGCGCGCGGACACCGGCCCATTGGATGGCGACCTCGGCCTCATTCGGCTCCCGGACCGACCACTGCGCCCCATCCCATTCCAGCTTTTCGCCGGGGGCGGTTACTGGCGCGGGAGGAGCGAGTACGAAGTCGGCAAGGTCGTATGGTGTCATGTCCTCGGGCAGAGGATACGGATACGCGCCCTTGTAGCTGTAGAGATCGGTCATCACAGGTCTCCCGTGTTAGTGGACGGGAACGCACGGCTCGGACCCCAGATGATACGGACACATCCGCCAGCGCCAGCAACACCCGTTGTGCCAGATCGGTTACCCGCACCGCCGCCACCGCCACCAAATGTTGCCCCCACACCAGTCCTCACGCCGCCAGAGCCGCCTGACCCACCGCCGCCTTGGATTTGGACCTGTCCAGACGATGAATTTTGAATCACCCCGCCTGCGCCGCTTGTTCCAGAGCCGTATGGGCCAACCCCACCGCCGCCGCCGCCAAGGTGCCATATGTCAAAGGTACTGGAATAAGAGCCGCCCGCACCACCACCACCCGCTCCGCCTAGTCCAGCCGTGCCACTGTTGCCAATGTTCGCACCAGCACCTCCCGCGCCGCTATAGCCACCAGCGCCACCACCGCCGCCTGAGATGTTGTACGCGGTATTGTTAAAGCCAAGGCCACCGTTGCCGCCAGCACCACCATTAGGGAAAAATGAACCCCCAGTTCCAATAGTTGTAGCGTTAGCAGCCCTGCCGCCACCGTATCCGACGCAAGTTGTCAGGTCGATGAAGTAGCTATTCCCGCCTGACGTACCAGCAGTACCTGCGGTAGTGACAACGCCACCGGCGCCCACAACGACGGTGTAGCTATTCCCCGGAGTGACTG